CTTGAATAGTCATGGTGACTACCAGTGTAAGCCGCAGCAATTTCATAAACTAACTTATCCAACTCTTTAGTTGTGATAAGTCCTTCAGTTGGTACAGATGTGATAACTTTAATGAATATCTCATCTGAGTTTACGTTCAACCCTTTAGCCGCACGTTTAACTCGATTATAAATTTTCTGAGGATTAAATGATACGTCCTCACCGTTTCTTTTTTTAATTTTTAATGACATCATATTGTGTTAGAATTAGAAATCTTCCTCGAAAGAAATCGTTTCATTTAATTTTGCTTTTTGATACTCAACAGTTCTTGACTCAAAGAAATTTCCTTTTGTCTCAACCGCAATTTGTTCCATGAATTTGAATGGTTGTTCAACATTGAATTCTTTTTTACATCCAAATTTAAGTAACAATCCATCAACAACAAACTCAAGATATTGTTTCATCAAGTTTGAATTCATACCAATTAAAGAAACTGGTAATGACTCAGTGATGAATTCTTTTTCGATTTCCAAAGCAGATAATAAAATCTCTCTGATTCTTTTTTCACTTGGTTTATCTTCAACGTGATTGTTTAATAAGTGAATTGCGAAGTCACAGTGTAAGTTCTCATCTTTAAAGATTAAAGAGTTAGCATTACACAAACCTTGCATAATACCTCTTGATTTCAACCAAAAGATTGAACAGAATGAACCTGAGAAGAAGATACCTTCAACCGCCGCAAACGCAACCAATCTTTCTTGGAACGAAGCATTTTCAATCCAATCCAAAGCCCATTTAGCCTTCTTTTGAACTGCAGGTAAGTTGTCCAATGCCGTGAAACATAAATTCTTTTCCTCCTCACTTGATATATAAGTGTCGATAAGAAGTGAATACATCAAACTGTGAATGTTTTCCATTGCCAATTGCATACCATAGAAGAACTTTGCTTCAGGGTATTGTACTTCACGATAAAAGTTTTCTGCCAAGTTTTCATTAACAATTCCATCAGATGCCGCAAAGAATGATAAAATATTCTTAACGAAATATTGTTCATTCTCTGAAAGATTATTCCAATCTCTGATGTCATTTGTCAAATCAATTTCTTCCGCTGTCCAAAAAGCTGCTTGGTGCATTTTGTAGTATTCCCAAATGTCGTTGTGCTGAATTGGGAAGATAACAAACCTATTAGGGTTCTCCATTAATATTTTTTCCATAATTGTTTTTTTGTTTTTTTACGATTGTTGTTGCTGTTGTTCTCGTTGTTTTTTCTTTTCGAGTAATTCCTTAACTCTGTCTCTTTTTCTTTCCTCTTGTTGTTCCTCAAAACCTAAGAACGTTACAGATGTTTCTGTATCGATTTCAAGTAGTTCGTTGTTGAACTTACAGTTCTCAAACACTACCCCATCTTTACCAATACGTGATTTGGTAATAGCGATGGTTGCCAAGTTCATTTCTTTTTGTTGTAAAGTTTTAGCCACGGAAATGATAACGTGTCCAACTTGTGCTTTCTTAATAGAACCACCCATTTGGTCGGTGGTAACAACCTCAGAAGATATAGAGCTTCTGTTACCCTGTGTAGCTGTCCATCCAACTAATGATAGTTCGTGACACATCGCCTCGAAACCTCTCATCACTGAACCCTCAGCTTTCCATTCATCTTTACTTGAGCTTTCAGGAACCACACAATCAATATAGTCCAAAAGAACCAAGTCAATCTTTGTACCGTCAGCAATCATTTTTCTGATTTGGTTTTTGATTTGGTTCATTGACATAGAATCCGATGGGAGTTTTTTCAAGATTAACTCGTTCTTCATCGTTTCTTTGATTTCTGTGATTTTAGCCATTACCTCATCTTTGTGTTTTACCAAGTTGTCTGGTTCAATACCTGTCCAAAGTGTGAAGTGTTTACGTTGTACAATCTTTGGGTTGTCCTCAAAAAAGATTTGAAGAACGTTATACCCAAGATTAAACGCATTGTTCGCAATCTTTGTTAGGATAGTTGTCTTACCAACACCTGTAGGTGCTAAGATAACACCAATTTCTCCTTTTGCCAAACCACCTTTAAGTAATCTGTCAATCCCTGGTATTCCAATAGCAATTGGGTGACGAAAGTCCTCATCAAGTACTGTCTCAAGGTTAGAGAAGATATCAGTTGTACCTGTATCTTTTTCACCAACCTGTAATGCCTCACGAACCAAACTCTCAACTTTGTCATAAGATTCAAAGTCACCTTCTGTAATGATTTTTTGGGCTTTGTCCATTGCCTTTTGAAGTTCTTGTTGTTTACAGAACTTTAACGCTTTCTCTTGAACGAACATTGTTCCTTCAAATGGAGCATCTTTTACTTGTTTGATAGTGTCAAGGACAATTTTTGCAACTAATTCTTGTGAAATTTCAGATTTTACAATCTGTTCAAGAGTATCGAAGTTAGGGGTAGATTGGTATTTTGCGTGGTACTCCTTGGTCATTTGCAAGATAATCTTGAAGTATTTGTTATCAAAATAAGAACTCTCAATAACATCCATAATTGATGTTGAAAATTCTTTATCCACGATAAGTTGGTTTAAAAGTTGTATTTGGAATGTATTCCCTAAGTAGTCAAAATTCTTGTTCATATTGTATTTTTTTGTTCGTCTGTTTTATTAAATATACCTTACTTTAAGTCAAAGCTCAAATAATCAAAAGATAATTTTTGGCCTGAAAAAATGTCAGTTAATTCTCGTAAAACGTCTTTCAAAAATGGTCGTACATCAACTGTATAACGAACTTTTGGCGGGAATACTTTTCCATCAAAATATCTATGACAAATTGTCTGCTCGCCAATTTTGATGTAAATGTTAAATTGCTCACTACCTTCAGTGAACGATGTGTCCATGATAGACGGGTCGGAAACAATGGAGTCTTTATTATCCATCATATAAACAACAGTCTTCATCTTCAAGTTGTATTCCAACTCATCTTTAAGTCGTTTCACAAAGTCGTATAACTCCAATGAGTTTTTTGCCTTTGGGTTGTACCCACGAACATTAAAGAATCTTTGAACTACGATGTTGTCATTCAATGTCAATAAGAATTCCATTTTGGTGCTGTCTTGCTCTTTCATAATTAATTTTTGTTTGTATTTCTTTTTTCTTTTCTTGTTAATTTCATAAAGGGTTTTAGGAAGTTAACCCAAGCTTCATTGTCCTTGGGTAGATACTTAAAGAGACCATCTTCCATCATCATTCTCATTAAGTTCTTATATCCCCTATCTGTAGGGTCTATAGTGTCTGTTAAAATTTGTTCAACTAATTCTTTTCCATCGGCAGTGATTAAAGGGTTTGTAAGGTCGACTATCTTTTTGTTTGTTGTATAAAACTCTTCACCAAGTATAGTTGATTTTGTTTTGCCTGTCAAAAGATTTGTTAATGTTTTTGAAGGTTTGTCTTGCGGGATATTTCGTGCATAATCCAAGATTTCTTCGATAGTGCATGGTTTCTCCTGCAATTGAGGGAATAACTTGACTAATGTTTTTTCTCCAAGTCCCTGAATACCATCAATGTTGTCCGATTTATCTCCCGTAAACACTTTTGTTAACAATACATTATAGTGGGGTATGTCCACCTTGTTGATGGATATCATATCTCCGTTTTTAAAGTACTGTTTTGTGATTGGGGAGTAGATAGTCACATTCTCAGAGATAAGTTGTGTGAGGTCTTTATCCGCAGAAAAAATGATAATCTGTTCGTCTTTAGATATCTTACAATAGTAAGCGATGAGGTCATCGGCTTCGTTGTCCTCAACTTCAATTTGTCTTACAAAAATTTCTTCAAGGTATTGTTTGACACGAGACCTTTGGTACAAATACGATTCGTATTTATACTCATTCATACTCTCTCGTCTGTTTTCTTTGTATTGGGGGTATATAGACTTTCTGATGGATGAATTTGATTCACCATCCCAAAACACAACAACTTTATCATGGTTGTGTTCTTCAAGGAATTTACGGAGTATATTCACAAAGTGGTATACTCCGCCCACGTGGTCTCCGTTGTTGAAAACATCTTTGGCTCCGTGGAATCCTATCTTAAATAAATTATTACCGTCTACTAATAGTGTCTTAATCACATTTGTGATTTAAAGGGTGAAACAATATACTAATCTTCTTTTTCTTCTTTCAGTTCAAAATCTACCGAATTAACACCAAGAATATCTTTCCAATATTCCGCATATTCTTTCTTGTAGTTTTCAATAGAAGCTTTCTCTTCAGATGCTTCTTTACCTGCCAAGAATCCGTGTGGTGTCACAATAATCTTTCCATCCTCATAACCCAATCCATTGATGTGATTTTTCATTACGGATACTTTTGTTCTGATTGCAAACTTAACACTTCTTTTGTCTTTTGTCGCAGTGATTTTATTTGTTCCCGCACCTTTTTGGTTTCCGAATAAGAATACCAAAGATGAGTTTAACCAAATAGCTTCACCACCCTTTGCTTTAATTTTTGGTTGTCCAAATGGATTGTCAGGTAATTCAACCCAAGGCTGATTTACAATAACTAAAGTGTTTTCATATTTTGAATCAGATTTACGTGAACCTGAGATACGTTGGTTGATACCCATACCAATCTTATCTGCCAATACAGATGCGTTGTGTTGTTTACCACCTTTACCATCGTAAGTCATCTTACAAGGAACTGAACCAACAGAATCCCACAAGAATAATAAACTGTAATCCAATTCACCTTTTTCTTGAGCATCTAATAAACTGTTGATGTAGTCTGTGATTTGTTCGATGTAATCAAAGTCATTGTTAAATATGTAAAAACCATCCCAATCAATTTCACCCGTTTCTTCATCAACTACTTCCTCACATTCAAACCCCATAAGTTTTGCATGTTCAAAAGACCATTTCTGTTCTGTGATTATGAACACAGGTAGAATACCCTTCTTCTGAGCATCAACCGCAGCTTTAACCAAAGCAGTTGTTTTACCCGTATCAGAGTGACCCAAGAACATATTCAAGTGTCCAATCGCAGGACCTGGTAGTCCAACTGCATCCAAGAAGTCAGGACCTAAGTCAAAAAATCTTTGTGGTTTGTACTTAGCCGACGTAGAGAATTTTTTCTTTACTGAACTAAAATCGTTCTTTTTAATTGCCATAATGATTTGAGTAAAATTCTTTTAGGGTTACAAGTTTATCTGAAGCGTTTGCTAGTTTTTCAACAAAATTATCCATTTCTTCCAAATGTTGTGGGTGTTCTCCAATACCCACTGCGTTCTCCATATAAACCATTAATGTTGCCTCAGCTTCAGCAACTTCACTCTCATATTTCAATACAAGAGATTCAAACATTCTTTTTCCTATTCTGTTTTGCATGTGTTATTTTTTTATAAAAGAAAAGAGCTTGGACACTATGTCTAAATAAGTGTCCAAGCTCAGTTTAATTAGAATGGTAATTCAGAGTCAACCTCATCATTTGCTTGTGGGTCAACGATTGGTGTAGATTTTCCACCACCGATAGATGTTGTTGATTCAACATCGTTTGCGTAAACGTATCCACCTTTTTCAGAATCCCACTTCGGAGTTTCTCCACGAGCAATTGCCTCAAGGTAGTCAACAGGTTTTTTAGAATATACATCCAACCAAGTCAACTCATCATTAATCCAAGCGTCAGCTTGAGCTTTGTCTTCATGAACTGAATTAGGGTCATCGTACATAATTGTTGAAATACTTGTGTACTCTTTACCTGCAGGTGTTTTAGATTTAGTCAATTCGATGATAAGGTCACGTCCTTTTTCAGGGTCAGTGATATCACCTTTGTTTCTCCAAATCGGAATGATTTTATCCAAGATACCATCATTCTTATAGTTGTGTTTAAATCTCCAAAATTTAACACCATCAGCTTCGTTATCACGGTCGATAACTTTAACGATGTAAAACTTACGAGACTTGTATTGTTTTGCCAATTCTTTGTCTGATTCTTTACCCGTAGACATCAACTCTTCGTAAACCTCATTCAAAGGTGAACGTTCGTTATCATTTTTTCCTGGGTCAAAGAATTTGTTCCACTGTCCACCAACTTGAATTTCGTGGTACCACGCTTCTTTGAATGGTGAAGAACCATCTGGTGTAGGTAGGATACGTACTCTACGTTGTCCTGATTTCTCTTTGTCGAGAAGGATACAAGCGAAATACTTTTTCATTCTTTCGTCTTGCGACATTTTGCTTTGGGCCCCGCCCCCTTGTTGTGCTTTTTCGTACTGTGCCAATACGGCGTCTAATGAACTCATCATGTTTTTTATATATTAAGTTTAATTTGTTTTACAATTATAGTATAGTTTTATCGATTTGTCAAATAAAAAAAGGTCACCTTTTGAGTGACCTTCGATTTTATTATTGTGTTTGTTATTTGTATTTGAACTCGTCTTCAAATCCATTGGATTTGTTTTGGAAAGAATTCTTAATATCATTAACATTGATGTCGGTCACGTCATCAGGTGTTAAAACATAATCATTTTTTCCCGTCTTTTCCATCTCTTCTGACTTATCATCGAAGAATTGTGATAATTTTTGGTTGAATGGGTATGAGTCATAACTTCTTAACTCCAATTTTTCTTGAGGAGTTTTTTCACGGTACTTCTCAATTTTGTTTTCAAGAGCATTTAATTTATTCATGATAGCATCCATCTCACCTAACCTTGATTCCAATTTACCTAATTGTCCAAATAGATTTTCAAAATATTCATCTTGTTTTGATTGAGTATCTTTTTGAGTGGTAACTAACTCGGTGATATCAAGTTCTTCAGAATCTGTTTCTTCTGCACCTTTTTCTTCAGATTGTCCTTCGTCGTCAATCTTTTCAACGTCAGGGTCACTTTCAACATCAATTGGTGTTGGTGCGGCATCTGCTGGTGGAGCTGCAGCACCACCTGGAGGTGGTGGTGGAACCGCTCCCGCTTCTGCAGGTGGTGGTGGAGGTGCTGCACCTGCATCAGGTGTTAACGCCCCTAAATCATCAGGTGCTGGTTCTGCAGCCTGTTCCAAGATGTATTTGTTAATACTTCTATATCTTTCGATTTCACTTAATATCTTTCTGTCTATACTCATTGTATTAGCCGTTTAATAATTGTTTTATACCTTTAGATGTTTCAACTCTAACTTTTCTGTTGGCGGTTGTTTGGTGTCCAGCTCTTTCAATAAGTCCGTCTCTTTCTCTTACAGTATAACAATCACCTGTATCTAAGTCACAAACTTGTTTAGTTCCGTCACCGTTATCTTCTTGTGAAAATCTTGTTGATTTACCAAGGTAGTTATCTAATGCTGATTTAATATCCATAATTATGTTTCTATATAAATATATCGTTATTTGTTAAATTTATGGTATGTTGATTACATTGGAAAACCATTGAGTGACTGTTTGAGTTGGAGGAGTCGTCGGAGTTATTGTGTTTGCCAATATTTTAATTTTATAGTTAATTACACAATCTGTTGGTATTGTTCCTCCATTATTATCAATTTCATAAATAACATCAGCATCTTCAATATAGAATTCAGAGTATGCATTATTAGTGTATGTATTCCCTAAATTAACAACGCCTTGGCTAATAACAGTTTGAACTGTTGTATTGTTTGATGAAACTGTTGTTTGAACCACTTCATAACTTAAGTATGGTGATAATGGGTCACTTAATATTTCCCAATTAACTAATATTAGTGGGTTAATTCCAATCTTAGTATAACCAGGATTAGAGATAGTATTAATCTCGGTAATCCCTGTCATAGTCACAGGTCCTGTTTGTTGTGGTTGTGTATTACTATTCGGTAATACATTTGGTGCCACTGTTGGTGGTGCAGCGGTTGTTTGTAATGGATTATAAGTAAATGTTGTTGTACTTGAACCATTACCATAAACACCTTGTAATGTTATTACATTATTTTGTGCAATTGTCGTATTACTAAACGGAACAATAACAACCACATTGGTTTCACTGTTAATAGTAATTCCTGTTGTTACAGTAACCCCATTTATCGTAACGGCCGTTACGGAACCTAAATCATTACCAATAATATTAACGATTGTACCTGTTACACCCGTTAATGGAGTAAACGATGTAATGGATGGCGGTAAACAAACAGGACCACTAACTGTTGTAGTATTCTGATTATTAGTTGCTCCTGTTCCTCCACTAGCAATTTGTTGTTCTTGAGCTTTATCCGCAGCCTTAACATTATTGTTAGCATCACCACTTAACTGTACTTCATTAGCGGATTTTAATCCGTTCTTAACAGTATTAAATAATGTTTCAAATTCATTTTGATTTTCATCAAAATATTCAGGAGTTATGTTAGGGGTCTCATTTGTTGCTGGCGTCCAATAACAAACATAAAATTTTGGTAATCCTAACGGAGCATTTCCATTTTCACCAAATAAAATACGTCTCACATTTGGAGTTAATCTTGCAACCATAAAA